GGAGATGAGGAGTCAAAGTCTCCCTCTGGAGATGATCTCACTCGCACAATCCGCCTTCTGGCCAAGGAGATTGCCCAAAAGGAGGACTTCGAGGACAAAATGTTGCAGAAATATTGCGAGAAAATCGCAGAGTCGGTTGAGGTCCCACAAACCGGGTTGCCCACAGAGAAGATTGAGGAAACTTCTGAGTTCTATCCAGAAGAAAAGTCCATTGTCACGTGCCAAAAGGTTTCGGAAGCCAAGGGCATTGTACAGCCAGTTTGTTCCACCGTGGCAAAGTACGTTCCAGATGCATACGCGATTGCAATGGACATACAGACAGGGTATTTCTTGGGCTCTCTTGGCTCATCAGTTGTCATCCACGTCATAGGGCTTGATGGATGGTGCTCTGTCAATTTCGCCCAAGGGTTGGCCAATCGTCGGCCAAAGGTTTGCTCAGGTGAGCCAGCAGTCACACACCACGACTTGCGAGACGAGAATGGATTGTCTTTGCTCGAGGCTTCCACGAAGTACAAAGTCGGTGATGTTATCATCTCCAAAGCGGACAAATTTTGCACCGCAGACGTAATTCATCTTGTTGCAAAGGAGAATTCTTACGATTGCCCGAAATTCGCAAGCATGAAGTTGTGCGCTGACAACCTCGCCAAAGCCCTGGCAGGAAAAGAATACGAGTTCGCGTACTTCCCACTTCTGGGGGGCGGCGCAGACCAAGACAAAGTCAGGGATGGAAGAGACTTGGCAGAGGAGTGGTTTTCTCTCGTTGGTCCGAAACTCGCAGAAGCGAAGACCATCAGAAAGAAGTACCTTGTCACGCCCCCGGCCTGGAAGGCCCGCTCCAAGCCGAGAAAGCCGCAGAATAAGAAGCACCAGAGTGCCCAAGCAGATGGGTTCCCCCAAGCCCCCAAAGCACACAAAAACTTTGCCAGGAACATCGACCACACGAAGTCTGTCCTGGAGCTTGAGGAGCGATCTCTCAAGTATTTGAGGTCCACAGTGTCCGAGGAATCTGAAGAAGCTCGCCTCCACCAAGCGGAGATGCATTTGCAAACGATGCTAGCCAGTGGCTGTCTTGATTTGACGTCAACTGGCCCTTTGGCCTTCGCGCGCAACAAAGTTTTGATCTCCGACTTGGAAAAGATCCCAACGACGAAGCACTACCTCAAGCAGATAAGAACTATCTTGGGACCTCGCGTCGATGGCGAACCATACTGCCCAGACGCAACCGGATTTCCCACGCTGGAGGCTTGTTACGAGGAACAACGTCCCACAGGATACAACATTCGTCGAGAGCCCACACTCGCCCCAAACGCGGCAAGATACACGATGAGTGACGTCAACAACGACATGATTTCCAGGAGGGGGGGTTTTAAGCCCTATGTCCAAGAGCCCAATAAGAGGGAGGACATCTTTTGTGGGCTACCTATGCCGCCCAACAGCAAGGAGCACATCAACCTCAGTCT